GCAGCGGCTCATCAGCATCTCGTGCCGCCCCCAGGTGGGGGTGATCACCGAGACGGCCGGCGGGCGGTCCGCGGGAATGCCCGCGGCGGAATCTGGGGTGGGTCCGGGCAGCATCATGGCGAGCCGGGACTGACCGTGCCGATCAGAAACACGATTTTTCTCCTCAGCTAGTCATCCGCTCCACCAGAAGTCCCGCTGGAGCATTCGTTCCGCAGCCGGGCCCGCGAACAGCATGATGGTGGGCCAGCCGGGCCGCATGTCGGCGGCTTTCGGGTGACCGAGCCCGATCCAGCGCTCAGCGCCCCAGCGAGTCAGCGCGCTGGGCACGGGCAAGCTGATCAGATACGCCGCGGTTGCCCACCAGAAGTTCCCGCCGAAAAATGGGGTCTGGCTGCCGCCGTTCGCCTGGGTGGCAATCAGCATGTTCGGATAGACCACAGGGTCCAGCCAGTGCGCGCCCGCGACGTCATACCCCGCGGACAGCTGAGCGATGCACTCCCGCCATCGGGTGATCACGTCGATCGTCATCGACTCCCGCCACGCCTCCTGTACCGGGGACAAATTTGCCGAGCCCTTGGCGTGCGCGTACAGCACCATTCCATCCGGGTTCACTAGCGCCCAATCCCGGGCCAGCCGCAACGTCGGCTGCTCGAACTCACCATCAAGCAGCTTTACGCGAGCCAGCGGCCACTGCTCAGCTAGCCAGTCCCGGGCCAGTGCGGATCGCCCGGGTGTTCCGGTGACCCCTACGGTGACTGCGCCGGGCAAAGCCGCCTCGTGGCAAGCGGCAATATGCTGCCGGGCCGCGGGTTTCCACAAAGTGTCGGCGCCTAGATGATAGAACTGCCGGATTCTGGTCATCGCAGTTCAGCCAGCCAGCAATAACGCGGCAGCGGCAAAATCTGCCCGGCGGCTGCCGGCTGACGGGGAGTGTGGAAATTATCCGCGGCATCGCGCTGGTAGTACAGCATTTCCGCGTCGATGAATACCTCTGTCTGGATACAGCCGAGCGCCCGCAGGTCTTCTGCCCATTCAGCATCGCAGTATGGCCCGCGGAACCGGGCTCGCTGCGCTAGCTCCCGGCGAACCGGATTGAAGTACATAATGTCGCGCCGCAATTCCGCAGCGCCGTCAGACCAGCCGCCGCACGTCAGCGAGTGAATGACGGGCTGCTGGCGTACCCCCGCTTCGGTGTACCGGACCCGGAAGCCCACCTGATCCGGACCGCTGTCCATCGCCGCATACACCCGCGGCAGAAAATCCGGGCACACGCCGTCATCATCAGATAGCACGGAAACGTACACTCCCGTCGCCGCGTCCATCAGCGCTTGCAGCTTGCCCGCGTAACTCGTCTCCAGGTTGTCCCGGTAAACCACCACCTGTACGCCCAGCTGCATCTGCGCATCCAGCTGGCGCAGCAGGCCAGACAATTTGGCGTGCCGGTGCGGGATGGTCGGAATCAGGATCTGCCAGCGCGGTGGCATGATCAGCCCACCGGGGCAAACGCGGCGCGGATAATGTCTGCGCAGGCTGTCAGTTCCGCCTGGTGTCCCGGCTCGTAGAAGCCGTACGCCTGATCTGGCTTCACCGGGGCATCGTGGCGGGCAAAACACCCCGTCACTGTAAATATCGTCCCGGTGGCGCGGCCGACGTCCTGCCAGAACGTGTCGACGTGCGGATTAGCGCTGCTGAACCGGCCGAGCGCCGTAACGGCCTCCCGGCGAATTGCCGGGAAACAGCACAACGGGGACTGAGTGGACGGCACGTCCGCGACCAGGACGCCTGCCGGCACCGTCTCGATCAGGACATCCCAGCCGGCCGTCATCATGGTCGCGTCGTCATTCCAGATCAGCAGCCAGTCACCCGTTGCGAGAGCCGCAAGCTGCTGATAGTACAGGTGCAGCCCCGCATAACCCGCACGCTGGCACACCTGTACACGGGCGCCTAGCTGCCGGGCAGCGCGGACGGTCGCCGGATCGTCATCGTCGGCGGCGACCAGTATTTCCGGTGCCTGGACCGCGGTGTCCTTCAGCGAACCGGCAGAGCGCGCCAGCAGCTCTGCCCGTCCCCGGGACGGCAACAGCACCGAAATCATGGCCGCCGCCGGATAATGACCAGGCCCTCGTAGGTGTACGTCACCCGGTCAGCTCCCTCGCGCAGCGCGGAAATCAGTGCGGGCACGTAGTCCACCAGGCGGTCACCCGGATCGGCTACGCCTACTTCAGGCGACACCCACGGATCGGCCCAGTCCTCTACCACGTAGAAGCCGCCCGGCCGGATCAGCGGCCACAGCAGCGCGAATGTCGCCGCGGTCAGGTGCCCAATATGGCTGGCGTCATCCACGATAAGGTCACAGCCTTGTGGTGCCTCAGCGGCAACTAGCCGCCCAAGCTGCGGATGGTCCTGGTTCGCGACAATCCGGTGAGTACCGTCCGGCCACCGGCTGGCCGGGTCGTTGTCGACGCCGATTACCCTGCCGTCCGGGAATAGCTCCTGCCACATGTCCAGTGAGCCGCCTTGCAGCACCCCCACCTCACACACAGTGGCCGCCGGGCCGAGCTGGGCAGCCAGCATCCGGTAGTCCGGCAGATAACCGTGCGGGACGTCCTTGTCGGTATTGAACTGGGTCATGGCGATTCAGGCGGTCGCTGTATGCAGCGTCGTCACGGTGGCGCAGCCTGACGGGCCGTCGCTGGTAGCCCGCACGTACTGCGCAGGCTGGTTAGCAACCATAACCAGCACGATGTAAGTCCCTGCCGGCTGGCTAGACGGCACCTGATAAATGGGCATACCGGCGGGCGTGTTCATGCTGTACCAATTGACGCCATCAAGTGAGCCTTCCAGCCAGACTTGCGGCGTGTCATTAGCCGTCGTCAGATCAAGCACGACCTCGATACCGTGAGACGATCGCACATTTCCCAGATCAATTGCTGAGCCGTCTGACGGGACGCTAGCAGAATTCAGGCTCGCAGCCGGGATTGTCCAGCTCATTGTGACCCCTTCCGGGTATTGAAGTTCACAGCAGCGGCACCGCCAGCCGCTGGGTGTCCGCTTCGTAGTTCTCCCCGGCTCGCGGCCCGCGGGTGAACACCAGCACCAGCGTGTCCTCAATCGCGCGCCAGGCGTGCGGTATCCCGGCGTGCTCGGTGATCAGCTTGCCGGAGTTGCCCTCGGTGCGCTCATGCCGGCCATCGTCCTCCAGGGTGACGAACAGCATTTTCCCGTACACCACGTACACCCACTGCGTAGTGAAATCGTGCCGGTGGTTACCCCGGACAGCCCCGGCCCGGGTGAATATCTCAGTGACCGAATCGACCCGCCGGGTGATCAGGTCCTGGATGACGCCGCGATGATCCTCAAATCTGTCAGCCATAAATCACCTTCGGCTTGGGCAGCGGGACGATGAAGCGGCCCTCATATCCGTCCGCGCGCAGCTTAGGCACCAGGTGGTCCTTCAGGTGCCAGGACAGCAGCAGCGCGTGCGGCGGCTGATCCTCAATCAGCGCCTTCTCATCCACGATGGGGATGGACGTGCCCGGGATGCACGTGCCGATTTTGGCGCTGGAAGCCACCTCGCACACCCTGGACAGGTGCGGCGCGATGCCCATGTAGTGGATAAGCGGCGTCGCGCGGGTGGACGCGCCGATCCCGTACACCGGCCCGGACGCGGCGCTGGCCTCCATCAGCTCGCGCAGCTCATCGCGTGCCCGGCCCGCACGGGCGCCGAACGCCCGGTGCTGGCGCACGGCGCTGATCCGGAAGCTGCCGCCGTGGGCGGGAATCGGCTCGGCACCGCTGATCAGGAACCCGTGCATGGCCAGCAGGTAACCCAGCGAGCTGATCGAGTAGTAACGCAAGTGCTCGTGGTAGATGGTGTCGATCTGGAGCCCGTTGACCACAGAAGCCCAGTCGTGGTTCTCGGTGACGAACACTCCGTCATCGGCCAGCAGCGAGGTAACGCCGGACAGGAAGTCATGCGGGTCCGGGACGTGCGCGAGCACGTTGGTGGCCACGATCACCTTGGCCTCGCCGATGTAGCGGGCGATCTTGCGGGCCAGGGCCGCGGTGAAAAACTCCTGCTCGACCGGGATGACCTTGGCCCGGCACGCCTTCGCCTGCCCGGTCGGCTCGACAGCCAGCAGCCGGGCGCCGTGGTTGACGTGCCGGAAGGCGTCCAGGAACGTGCCGTCATTGGCGCCGATGTCCACGATCAGCTCACCGGAACTGACCAGCGGGGTGAGGATGGCAGCCAGCTTCGCAAAATGCTCCCGCAGAAACCGGGTGTTTCCGGTGGCGTACGGGTGGTCGCGAGGAAACATCTGCGCCGGGTCCACAATGTGACTCAGCTGCACCAGGCCGCAGGTGGTGCACTCCAGCAGCGCCAGCGGGTACACGTCGCCGGTCTCCCGCTCGGCCAGCGGCTGCTCCCCCAGGTCCAGGATCAGCTTCAGGTGCTCGCCGCGGCAGATGCCGCAGTAGCGGACCCGGGTGACCTCAACGTCAGCCATGCGAGCGATACCAGGCGACGGTATCCGCCAGGCCGGCCTCAAACCGCCGTTCCTTGCCGCGGTCCCAGCCCATGGCGCGGATCTTGCCCGTGTCCGGCAGCCGCCGCGGCGGGGAGCCTTTCGGCAGCGTGCCCGGGACCACCTTTATCTGCCGCCCGTAGCAGGCCGCCACCGCCCCGGCGACGTCCGCGATCGTGTGCTCGTCCATCGTTCCGACGTGGCAGACGCTGACCGGCTCCTCTGCACTGTCCCACAGCAGCATCAGCTGATCCACGCAGTCATCGACCCAGCAGAACGAGCGGGTCTCCTGACCGGTTCCCTGAATGCCGAACGTCACAACGCCTGAAGGGTCCGGGTACTCGGCCACCAGCCGGTTCATCCGCAGGCAGAACTCGGGGATGACGTGCTCACGGCCCATGTCCGGCCCGTAGATGTTGTGCGGCCGGGCGATGATCACCCGGTCCAGCACGCCGGTACGCTGCCAGGCCAGCGCCATCAGCTCGCACGTGATCTTCCCGCCGCCGTAGCTGTAGCGCGGGTTGAGCACGTCCGGGACCACCAGCGGGACGTTCTCCGGGGTGGGCGTCACCGGGGCGACCTGGTACGCCTCGGAGGAGGAGATCAGCATCAGCTGGCCGCAGCCGGTGGCCTCGCACGCCGCCAGCACCGCGAGCATGCCGCGCACGGCCACGTCGAGCACTTCCCGGGGCTCGGCGTAGAACGTCTGAGTGCCCTGCACGTAGGCGGCGTGGATCACCCGGTCGCAGCCCTGCATGGCATCGGTCACCGCATCCGGGTCGCGGATATCCCCGGTGATGAGCGTGGCGCCCAGGCCGTCGAGCCGGTCAGCCCGCCCCCGGGACATGTTGTCCAGCACCCGGACCTCGTGCCCGGCGTTGGCCAGGGCATCCACCAGATTGGAACCGATGAACCCGGCACCGCCGGTCACCAGATAGCGCATGGCATCGCCGTCGTCTCATGCGAAACGGACCGGCTCCGCCAGCTGCGACGGCCTCAGACTGTGACCCCCAGCGTACGCCCGATCAGGTCACCAGTGCGGAAAGTACGGCAAGGCACAGCCCGGCCGCCACCAGCGTCGCCCAGTGCGTCCGCGGCGAGACACACCAGGCGATAACAGCGGCTATCGCGAACAGGATGACCGCGATGATCAGCAAGGCGCCATGCAGGCCGCTGACATGGAACGTGACGGCCACGGCGTGGTTGTACATCCGGCGCTCCCGGCCCTACTTGGCCAGGTCCTGGTTGCCCTTGGCCAGCTCGGACCCATTGGCCCGCACAACGGCGGTCTCTTTGCCGTTAACCGCCACCTTGGTGACGTCCTGATTGCCGAGCGCCAGCTCTTTGCCGTTGACGGCTACCTTGGCGATGTCACTCACGGGTTATGCCTGCTTCCACGGCCCGGCAGACGAGGCGCCATTCGAAGGCCACTCGCCCGTGATGCTGCCGGTCCGGAAGTCCGCGGCGCCGCCTTGCTGCACCTTCGGCCACGGGTCGGCCTTGGCCACGCCGCCGGCCGCGTCGTAGGCGTGCTGGCTGGTGAGCTGGGTGTCGGCGCTGCCGGAACCGTCGCTGTCGTACGGCTGGTCCGGGCTGGTGGGTGGCGGGGAGGTGATGGGCTTCGGTGCGCTGGGCATGAGATGTGCTCCTTATCAGGTTGCCGCGGACCCATTGGCGCCGCCCCGGATGACGTCCGGGATGGTGGTGGCCCCCCAGGCAGGGCGGGCCGGGTGATAGCTGTCCTGCTTGCTGGCCTGCGGTTTCCCGCTGGTTCCGGACGGCATCGGTGCAGGGATGGTTACGGACGGGTCCGACTGCTGGGCGCTGGGTATCTCCGGGTCAACCGGTGAGGACCCCGGTGCGGTCATCGCTTCGGAGTTGGAGCACATCCGGTTGCCGCCGGACTGGCTGGTTGGCCACATGCTGTTTTTAGCCAGCGGCGACAGGTCTTTCATCAGGGCCGCACATCCCGGCCGCCGCGCAGCACGTGCCCGCCGCCGCCCGGCTGGAAGGCGCTGTTGCCCGCCTCCGGCTCGGACATGCCCGGCAGCTTCGGCCCGCTGCTGGCGTAGCCGATGTCGTTGGCCTGGGTGGAGTCCCGCGGGCCGGACAGGTCATCCTGCACGGTCTCGCTCTGGTAAGTGCCGGAGCTGTAGGACCCGGGCTGGGTGTAGGAGATGGAGGTGCCGCCGCCCACGGTGTTGGGAGTGGTCGCCCCACCCGGCGCGCCGGACTGCACGATGTCGGATTCTGGCAGGCCGGTGAAACCGTCATCGGTCTGGCCCGGCTCATTGGTCGGGTCAGCGCCCGAGCCGTCGACCGCGCCCTGGGTGCCGGGCGCTCCGGTGCCCATCGGCAGGGTACCGCCGAACAGCGCGTCGCCCCAGCCGCCCGGCGGGTACTGGCCCGGCATGTTGGTGGTGTCGCTGCCCTTGGGCCGCTGCCCGGAAAACGCATTGCTGGGATCGGTCCCGGAGACGTTGCCGCCCCCGGCGTTGTCGTCCGGCTTCTGGGTGGGCGTGATAGCCATCGCGGGCTCCTCATGATTGGAGCCCGGCTCCCCAGGAGGCCGCGGGCGGGTATGTACCTGCTCTTATCGTACGCGGGTCAAAGCCGCCCGCCATAAGCCTGCATCAGCTGCTGCTTGGTCACGTCCGCGACAGCCGACAGGTCCGCTCCCTGGCTGACCGCGTAATCGACCCAGGCTTGCTTCGGGTCAGCCGGCTTCGGCTGCTCCATCTCCTGCCCCGCCGCGGCAGCCGGTTCCGCCGCGCTGGCCGTCCCGGGCTCCGCGGGAACGGGCCCGGCCGCGGTCTGCGGCGGCGCGGATACCGGAGCCTGCACGGGCGGCGCGGCAGGCGGCGGCGCGGAGACGGGCTGGGGCACCGGCACCTGTACCGCCATCCGGCCGCGGATCAGGTCCTCGCCCTCAGCATCCGGCAGCTCCAGCAGGTACCCCGCGTTCGGCCACGGCCGGCCATCCGCGCGCCCGCCGGAGATTGAGATCACCATAGCGACCCACATCAGTTCGCCCTTCCTGGCAGCGTTGATTCCGCTGAGCACTGGATGCACTGGAAATTGCCCCGGTCGGCGCTGTCGGAGATGACCAGCGTGCCGGGGATGCCGACATGCCCGCAGGGCAGCCGCTGCGCCAGTATCCCGGTATCTACGCAGCGCAGGCAGATGTGCTGGCCGTCCGGCAGCACGGTGGCGCGGCCCCCAGCGGACCCGTTGCAGGCCCCGCACCGAATGCGCTCTTTAACGGCGGGCAGCCGTTTGCGGTTACTCACGCGCCCTGCCCGCGCGGCTGGGTTCCCGTGCCGCACCCTCCTGCCGCACGGGAACCTCTTCCAGCCACGCGAACTCCTGACTGTGCACGCCGGTACCGGGCTTGCCGGCGATCTCCGCCAGCGGGCGCCCAATCCCGATCAGCAGCGCATTGCAGAACTGGCAGCGCCAGATCGCGATCCGTACCGCTGCCGTGCCGTCCGCCACGGCGGCGTCGGCCACCATGAAGGACCGCTTATCCCGCGGCGCACAGTGCGGGCCGGCCATGACCGGGCACGCTTCCGCCTCACGGAACGGCTGTGCGCCGCCCGTCATCAGGAACGCCTCCGGTGGCATGGCCTCTCCCTCGGTTACTCGCTGTATTACGTCGATGCCCCAGCGTAGTACTTGATCGCTCCGGTCTGGTCGACCAGGGTGCCGTCACCACGCAGGATCGCGCGGAACGTCACCAGGTCGCTGCCGAACGCGAAGTCGTCGGACCGCTCGAACCGGACCCCGCCGACCAGGCGCACGAAGAACTGGCTGAAGTCCCCGAAGCAGATCGCCTTGGCCGAGGTGGCCATAGCGGGCATGAACGGGTCCGCGACCAGCGGCTTGCCGAGCAGCAGGTCCGGAGATCCCAGAACCGCACTCGGCTCCCAGATCGGGCGCCCCACGGTGTCCGTAATCTTCCGGAACCCCCCGATGGTCTTGTCCGCTGCCAGCCAGTAACAGCTTCGTGACTGACGGTAGGGCGCTATCACGGAGTATTCCATGTCGACCAGGTTGGCGTAGCTCGGCGCACCGGACACGCCGGTCGTGGCGCCGGTCACGCCGAGGGTGGCCAGGTTGATCAGGCCGTTGGGCCCACCAGAGCCAGTGCCGTTGACCAGGGCGTTCCCGAAGTTGTTCCCGAGCGCGCGGCCAGCCTGCATGGCCAGGTACCCGAGCAGATCGCGTTTTGTTACTACTCACTCTTTCGAATGAGCGGCCAGGTCATTTCTGCCTGACTCTGCATATCTCTATGCAGACCCGACTATATCTTCACCCGCGTGGGGTGCCACGTACATAGTCTGTGAACCTTCCTCATAGGCATTGCTGCCCTTAGAGGCTCGGCTGCTGATTGCCCCTGCGAACCGCTTTTCAACCATCGCGCTCGCCTTTTCAAGCCACGCTGTGGTGCGGCCCGGTGATCCGGGTGTCCCAGCAATTCTCGCGGTTTTCACTGAAAAGTTGCCTTCTCAGGCGGCCAATGTAAAAGAGACCGCAGTGTCATCGATCAGCTCTCTTGCGACCTGCAAAAGAACGCCGTACTTGTAGGCGCTCAAAGAAATCATGCTGAACGCCGGGTCAGACGTCGGCAGCGTTGCGTTCTGCGCTGCGGTCAGGGACGGTGACGGAGGGTTACCTGGAGAGGAGTGCGCGGTGGTCTTGGGGACCTGCAACGTCTCGCCGCCACCGGTGTTTAGAACTGTGGGACCACATTGCATAATCCCGGATACCTCGATGAGATGCGCGCGCTTTTGTTACTTCTTGTCCGCTGTACCACAATTACCGGACAAGCGGGCCGGTCATTTCTGCCGGCCTCTGCGAGTCTCCCCGCAGACCAGACCATATCTTCACCCGCGTGGGGTGCCACGTACATGGTCGTTGAACCTTCCCGTTGGGTTACCCCGAGCGGGCTCGGCTGCTGATTGCCCCTGCCAGTCACTTTTTGAACCGTCACGCTCGGGCTTTCGCCCCACGTTGTGGTGTGACCGGGTGATCCGGGTGTTCCAGCAATTCTCGCGGTTTGCACTGGAAGATTGCTCTTTCAGGCGACCTGAAGCTCGAAAGCTTCGTTGATCAGCATGTCATAGAAGTCGGTCGGGATGACGGAGCTGGCGTTGGTGCTGCTGCTCGCGCCGGCGGTGGTCAGGA